TATATAGTAAAATGGCTTAGATGCTATAAATGTATATAGCTTTCCAAACCTCACCACCTCGACTATATCACCAGCTATTATTTCATTTTCAGGCCTCGTAAATATCTTGTGAGTGGCGGTAATATTGGGAACATCTCCACTTATAACAGCCTCTTCTTTCCTTGATAATGAACATGGAATATCCTCTAAAACAACAACATTCTCAATAAAACTACTTATGCCAGTTTCCTCATCTATATCCTCAATGTTTCTTTTGACTGTCATTACATCCTCGTATGTTAAGGCTAATAAATCAGCTTCCCAGTTACTCATGTTCTGTATACCTTTCTGTGTCTATTTAGGGTATAACAATCTTCCTTGCTAAAATTAAGCAACTCCTCTGCAGTAGTTTTACATGCTTCTTGGTTCTCAATATCTCTCAAGGTTATTGATGTATCGCCTCTGTTGATACTTTTAATGCTCTTTATCCCTATGCCATTAATAACCGCATTGTTAGATGCTTTATTTTTTCTAGCCTCTTCCTCTGCTAGCTTTAACGTTGATATATCTATTAGTTTTTTTTCAATGAAATCAAAAAGAGGACCATTGAGATCCTCTCTTTTACAATAATCTTTTACTCTAGTAACCAACCTATCAAAATAGTATCGGATTATCTCTTCATTTGTGTAGCCCGTTACTAGTTTTACACCAGCAAGTATTTTTTCAAAACTAATTTCCTTCTCCGGCATTATCATCACCCTTTTTTGTTGACTTTTTGCCCTTTCCCTTTGGCACTTCTACCTCATCTACAGTTTCTACCTCATCTACAGTTTCTACCTCATCTACAGTTGCTACTTCTTCTACAACAGAGTAACCCTCAACTATTAGTTGGTCTGCCTCTGCCTGCGTTGAGACTTCCCTACTAACATTGTATCTTTCTAGTTTTATCATACTATCACCTCGCATTATTTATAATGTTATTACTTCGCTTCCTTAATGTTTACGAATACACACTTCTTCTTGTTTTCCATAACCCATATATCATGGAATCTTCTATAGTCGGCTTTCCAACCATTTGCAGCCTGATTAGTCATTGGGTCGAATACTCTTATTGTGTCTAGCTTTGTAACTGCTATTGGTACATTCTTACCAACAACAAGGAAATTTACAGTCTTAGCAGTTGGGTCCTTTTCAAAACCGCCCTTTTCCTGTGTAGATGTTTTTCCATCATTTAGTTTAATCTTAGATACCATTACATTGTCTGATGTAGGAATGATAGGTACACCATCTATCTGCTGAACTCTTGTTTCTATTCCATGTAGTGTTATAGTCATTGTGTTAGCAACAACGGCTCTAGCCTTTTCTACTTCTGTTATAGTGTCATAGTTAGCGTGTATCATTAACTCGCCATTATAACCTATCTTTCTAATAGCCTTGATACCGTCCTTAATTTCGTCAATTATAGTTGCCTTGTTAGGTGCATAGCTAGCCTTAACCATATCATTTACAATAGCATTATTTGCAAGGAATGATATTCTGTATGCATCTATTTCAGGAATAACCTGCGTTCTCTGGAACTCATTCATTATCTGGAATATAGTTACTATACCAGCAGTTTCATCAACATCCCTAACATCAAGGTCAAAGCTTCTACCTCTATCCTGTGTCATCTTCTTAGTTATAAACCTTAAAGAAGCTGAACCAGCAACATAACCATTGTTATAATTTCCCATACCATCTACTGTTAATACTGGTATCTTAACTTCATCACCGCCAAAATACTGCACCTGATCATGGTTTGCTTCCATCCATGCTGTTGTCATTTCCTGTACGATTAACTGGTCTAACTTTTTCTGTACTACTGCTACCTTTTCTATCTGATTTGCCATATTGTTTATTTCCTCCTGTTTGTCTTAATATTATTACTTTGATAGATTATCTATCATACTCTCAAACGACTTTATATCGTCCTTGTTAGAACCGCTAGCAGGTGTATATGAGTATGGATAAAAACCTGGTAGATTGTTGTTTTGATTAATGCTTAAGTTATTATTTGTACTTGGATCACTTTCATCAACAAATGCACTCTTATTATCTTCCATGAACTTCTTCATAAACTCCTCTGCCCCGTCTAGCTTGCCATCCTTTAGTTTGAATTTTTGTTCCTTAAACTTGGATATAGTAGCCTCTTTTGCTAAGTCTGATGTGAACTTATAGCCCTGCATATACTTGTCTACTGACAGGTCATACTCTCTTTGATTGTACTTGTTTTCCCATTCCTGTATAGAGTTTTTCAAACCATCAATATCAACCTTTTCAAACTCTTCAATCTTGGCCTTGGATAACATATGCTCCTTGTTTAATTCCTCATAGTCCTTGCTCTTAGTTGCAATATCCGTCTGCAGTTCAGATATTTTACCTCTGTATGTTTCGATTGTGTCGTCCATTTTTTGGATTGTTTTACCATGTTCCTTCATGATTTTACTGATAACATCATCTTCAAGTCCTAATTCCTTTAAAAATTCTCTCTTCATCTCTTACTCCTTTTCGTTTATTAACGAGGCAACGACCTCGATAGGTTTTGTTTTAACGACTTATCATGTCGAATTATTGTATAAAAAATAGACCTTTTAACGACTTGTCTAGGTCGAATTATATTAATTTATAGTGCATAGCCCTTTTAGACCATGCACCCACATATAGGGCCTCTTTTAAATAAAAAGTCAGCTATCTATATGCTAAATTTATTATCTATAGGAAATCATAGCATATTCACTCAACTTTACTCAACTTTTTTGTTTTTTTTTAACTTTGCGAAGGAAATACATTTCCGTCGCACGTTCATTTTACCGTTATTAGTTGTAGTGAGACGAAAAAAGCTAGTATTTTCAATGTTTGTGCAATTTGCTAAATTCTTATTACACTAAAAAAGCACCCTAACTACTGTTAAGATGCCTAATCTAGAATTGTAATACTTTTAATATCCGGCTGCTCGGCAATATAGTGTTCATCTATAAAAATAGCTGCTTCCTCATCTTCATCCTCGGATTGCATGTAGTAAGAACAGTAATATTCCCCTGATTCACCATTCATATAAACAATTCTAATTTTATGCCCCTCGGCTCCTCTCATTTCTTCCAGACTTACCATTGCTCCGGCTCCTTTCTAGGTACTATGTGTGTACCTTTCTTTGAATAGTGTATTGAAAAGTATCTTGTTGGCGTTACCTCTCTCGTGGACTTATCAACGACAAAACCTATTATATCTTCACCTAATACAAATTCCTTTTTATTCCAATTTTTATTTGGATTAGTTATCTTTAAATCTCCAGTTCCGTGGTATTCATCAACAAGTTTTTGTGGGTCTACTCCATCAGCTAAATAACTCTTGCCATCATAATTATTATGACCAACTATGTGCTTACCTTGCCTACCCTCCTGAATCTTTTTAATACACTCATCAGATTTTATATATTTCCTTGTTGCTTCAATTTTATCACTTATGGCTTTTTGCATCAAGCTCTTTTTTGTGTTTTGGGTACTTGATTCTCTTACTTTTGTTTTACTTGGGTCATTTTCAGATACTTTTTCTTCTAGCCTATCTAACTTTCTTTTTTCATTGTTGAAGTTAATTAAATCTGTTGTGCCCGCTAGCACTCTTTTTTGACGCCTAATATCTCTTTGTATACGTCTTTGTTTTTGAGTTTCCTTATAGGCCTCATCTACTTTGTCAGGGTCAAGTGTTGGTGGTATTGTGCTTATGCCAGGATAAAATGTATTTAGGTTGTGCTGGCAATTAACATGTAATAACCCCTCGTCAACCGCTTCACTTAGTAGTGGATATGGTCCATCTTCCTTATCTCCACCGCTGAATATATCATCAATTAAGACCCTGTTTTGCCAAGGTACGCATAAAGGGCATGCAGTTAGGTGTTGTGATACCAAAACTGTTGTAACACCTATCTGTTTTCTTTTAGCACCCTGACCGTGTAAAAAAGCCTTATGGTTAGATGTCCTTAGGCACATAGTGGCATAATCTGCTATATTTACCCTATTACCATTTTTATACTCTATGTTAGATATTCCGGCTCTTAGATAATCACTTGTGGCCTGGTCTATAGCTTGTTCAAGTGTTAAGCTGCCATTAGATAAGCCTACCTGAGCCCTGGTTATAATCTGTCTGTATTGGTCATCCTGGTATCTCAAGATAGCCTTTGTTGGGTCTGCTACAGCTTTCTTTGTTTCCTTGATCAAGGCTTTTAGCTTGTCATCATTGACTCTAAAAAATACATTTTCTTTTACTCTCCCTGACATCTCAAACTCTTTTAGGGCTTGCTTAGCTTCTTCCTTAGTTACTGACTCACTTGGTATTAATTTGTGAGGCTCTATAACAGGCTCTGTTGGTTTTGGTAAAGCTATCCTAATATTATTATCAAGATTTAATTGCTCGGCTTCTATGAGGCTGTCAGTGGCTAATTTAACCCCCATATCATAGGTATTTATCAGTGCTGTCTGTATTACTTTTTCAATTTCAGGATCATAAGAACTTATAATATCTTGATTCTCTTTCCTAAATCTTTCCATATCTCTAAGTTTGGCAGCCTGCCACTGCTCCCACTTAAAGCCGTGTTTCATTTCTTCCTTCTCATGTTTGACCAAGTTTCTTTTCATAGACACGACTAGGTCTAATTCCATCTTCTGGTAGATGTAGGTTATGTCATCCCAGGGCTGGCTATTCGTTCTTAGATTCTTCTTCCGGCTCCGTTTCAATTGGATCACCACCTAAATCGTGTACATCTTCAGGATCTTCTTCAACAAGGCTTACCCCTCTTAAGGCTTTTATTCTTTCAACCTCTTCTTCTTTTTCTTCAGGAGTTAAACTATCGCCCCATAACTCATCTACTTGCCTTTCAATACTCATGATATTAGCAGCAGCTGCCTTAGATGTAGTATCTACTCTATCCTCAAATGACGGGCTTGCATATTCACCAAACAACAAAGACACATCATTATCCGGCACAACAACACCTACGCCTTTGTTCTCTATGATTTGCTGTGTTATCAGAGCAGTATTAACCACCTGTGGAATAACTTCCATAAGAGTATCAACTATCTTACCCCTAGTCTTTAGTGTGGTCTTTTCTTTTTCTCTCTGGGCCTCTGCATTGTCTGTCTTTTTTAAGTCAATTCCAAGTGTTGATGGCGATACTATCCCTTGTAGCACTAAGTCTAAAAGGCTGGCATATGTATTTACAAAGGCGTCATAGTTAATAATTGCCTGCACCTGTTCGATCTTATCTGGCTGGCCCTCTTTCATAGGCGTGTCAGTTTTTATAAATTTGTTGTCAAATGAGCTTGGTGATAACACCCTACCTGTTTCAGGGTCTTTAGGTAAAAGAGATTCAGGGATATAAGTTTTCACCTTACCGTCTCTTATGGCTTCTATCCACTGTGAGACTACCTCGTCTAGTGCATCTATATTATCGCTTTTACGGTCCAGTATTCCCATCCCTCTGTTTCTATCTTTAGGGGACTTATAAAATCTTAGTGGTACACACAAAAAGAAGTCACCCGACCAGGTAACATCTGTTAAGTCTTTTATTTCCTCAACGGTTGATATTGGCACTTCCTTACCGTGCTCATCTACCAGCCTGTACTCTATGGCGCCCTTTTTATAGGACTCAACAAGCTTATAATTCCTACTGTCTTTTTTGTAGTGACTATAGAATCTATATTCAACAGGTCTACCTCTTTTTACTAATATTTCTAGATCCTCACCCGATACAAATTCTATAATAGGGTAATCCGAAATTTCCTTATCGTAAGAAAATTTAAAAACGCCATCACCAACAATCAATGTATCAGTAATCGCGTCTCTGAATAGTTCACTATCAAAGTTATTGTCCTTGGCTATTTCTTCCCAGCTATCCAATATCTGGTTTTTTCCATCCTGTAAATCTCCAACCTGTAACCCCTCATAATCACCTAATATTAAATCGGTGATAGAGTCAATAATAGTTGCATATATTCCACTGTGGAATTTTCTTATAGTACCACTAGCCGGGACAGACGCCCAAAATCTAGCCTTACTTACACTATCTGAGTTAATAGCTGACTTAAAGAATTCTTCTAACTCTGACGGGTCGCCCCTATACCAGATCCTGTTTTTAATACAGTTATTATTAAAACTGATTAACTCTGTCAAATTAACTGGCATATCAGTATTATTTTTTATAACATTTATCACTTTATCACCTCTCTCCTATACTAAATTTATATGGAATAAAACCGTACTGGCCACTATTTATTGTGTGGTCGTTACGGTCTTCTGGCTCGTATTTATCTTCTTTCCAACTATAGATTTCCAT